ATAATGGGATGTGTTCTGAGGCGGCGTATCCTTATACATCCGGTGCGGGTGCTGTAGGAACATGCAAGACGACTTGTCAGGTGGTTGTAACGATGAGTTCGTGTGCTGACGTGGCGCCGAATAACCAAGTTGTTTTGAAGACTGCGGTTTCTATGGCGCCTGTCAGTATTGCGATTGAGGCGGATACGGCGGTCTTCCAGTCGTATTCTGGGGGTGTGATTACTTCGACGAAATGTGGAACCACGTTGGACCATGGTGTGCTTATTGCGGGATATGGTGTTGAAAATGGAATTAAATATTGGTTGGTGAAGAATTCATGGGGTGCGGATTGGGGATTGAATGGATATGTGAAGATTGGACGTTCTGATAGCACGAATGATGCGGGTATTTGCGGTATTGCGATGGAAGCGTCGTTTCCTATTGTCTAAGCGAGTGTCGGTTGGGTAAAAAAATATTTTATAGATATGGATATGGCTATAAAATATTGGTTATTTTTTAGTTCTTTTTTTTGTAGATTTTTTGGTTCTTCTTTTTGTAGATTTTTTGGTTCTTCTTTTTGTAGATTTTTTGGTTCTTCTTTTTGTAGATTTTCTTGATTTGTATTTTTTGCCTCCTTTTTGTTTTTTATTTGTTCGTTTATTTGAACGCTTATGTGATTTTCTTCTTCTCTTTATTTTTCCTCCATCAGTTAGGTCTGACATATCTGTATCATAGTCTTCCTCTAAAAGAGCATCCATATCTGATATATCTGTATCATTGTCTTCCTCTAAAGGAGGAGGAGGAGGAGAAGCATTCACAACAACTTGCAACCCTTGTTGAGATACTGGTGTATCAGCAATAATTTGTCCTTGTTGTGGATGTGGTGTAGCATCATCCGCATCATCATCCCTTATACTTTCCTCATCATTGTTTTCGGGCATCATAACATAGCTTTTTTCTTCTTCTTCTTCTTCTTCTGGTGTAGACATTATTCTTATAATATAAATATAGATTAGATTTTCTAAAATTCAAAATCGTATTCAATAATATTTTTCAAATCTATTTTCAAATAATTATAGAATTCTGTTTTAATTTTACTTAATAGTTTAGATTCTGGTGTAAAATCTGTGCTCATTAATTTTGTCATTGTTTTACTATATAATATTCCTACGCTATCTATTTCTCTAATACTTTTTTCATTTTCATTTTGCCATTCATTTAATTCAACAAGAACTTTGTAATAAATTTTATTCATTAATTTTGTCAATAACTTTGTGCTGAATAATTGCCAAGATGGATTTGTTGCCTTTGTTGTCTTTGTTTCTGTTGCTGTTTCTGTTGCTGTTTCTGCTTCTGTTTCTGCTTCTGTTTCTGCTTCTGCTAAATCATAAATGTAAAATGTATTGACTTTTTGGTCGAAACTGTATATTGGTAATAAGTGTTGCTGTTGTTGAGAGAAAGTTTTGCGCAATATTCCTATAATCATCGGCAACGCACCGCTATTAGACATCAACATTTTCAAATCTTCACGCGTAACAACTAATGAACTAATGATATGTGTATATGTTTGCTGTGGTAATACATTTGTTTCTAACCACATAATCACATTTATTTTCTTCTTCTTTTTATCCGCCCATTTTTGTAATTCAGCTACTTTTGTTTCCAGTTGTTTATTTTTCAATACCAATTCTTGAACTATCAGGAATAATTGATGGTGTGTTGGTATATCTGTGTTTTCTTGGCTTTCGCATTCTTTTTCTCTCTTTGATTTGTTGTGTAAGAGTTCGCATATTAGTGTGTGACGAATAAATGATGACTTTCGGGTATATGTTTTAAGACACGTGGAACATATATTATTATTATTATTATTATTATTATTATTATTATTATTAGGATATAATTTTGACATGTTTTTTGACATGTTTTTTGACATGTTTATATTTTTGTTTTATGTTTTATGTTTTGAAAGTTAAAAGTGGAAATAAATAATTCAATTTTTTCATTATATTTTATCTTGTTATATAGTAATAGTAATTGATGTCTGGTCCAAGTTATGGTTTAATTAATGCAGCTTCTCAATATCATAATTTGAAAATTATACAGAACACCGTGAGAGTGCCTTCGTCTCTCTATACCATGGATTTAGGGGCTTTATCGGTATATCAAAACGCTAGTAAAGCACCGTATCGGGTAAATTGGAATCAAATGAGTGATCGTGTGGTGCGTCATTATCAAACAAATAGCTCGTCATCTCAGGGCAGTTTTTATCGTGGAAGTAGCACTCGTCATACCCAACCTGGAATGAGACCAGGTTCAACGACCCCCGGCGGTTATGGGGTCGATATCAAATACAATTCGTATCACCGATATTTGTCGCGCATTAAGGGTAAAGGACCGGCACGTCGTGGTCCTATTCCGCCCGGTTTTGGCAATCCTATTCCTTTCACATGTGCTGCACCTATTTATGGTGGCAAGACAATGAAAACAAGTATTGTTTCAGGGTGTAATTGTCCTACTGATTGTGATGGCTCGCGTTGTTCTCAGGACGAATACAAATTATATAAGACATTTATTAATCCTGATATGTTTGTTCCTAATTATACATTTCAAGAAGGACAACAAATATGGGCGAAAGAAACCGCTGAACGTTGTTATTCAGAGGCATTTATTACTGAGGTTAATAGTGATGGCACTTATCAACTTATTTTTCCAGATGGATTAGTAGGTATGAGTCCCTATAGTGCTTCGGAATTACTTATATACTATCCTTGCAACTGTTCGTCTGGTTCTTTCGATAATGAATTTAGCAATAATTCTGAATATGTAACTATTAATGGAAAATTGGTTTATGATTGTTTAATATTGAATCAATTTACAGGAGCGAATGCGCTTTATAATTTTTTTCAAATAGTTGCGCCTGTTTTGGATATTAACCCTGATTTATTTAATTGGAATGGATAGAAAATAATATATTTATTATTTATATAAGATGGCAGGAGGAAATATGAGATTTAATACTACCATGAGTATGAATTCTATCATAAATCAAGGTGTAAATCAAAAAAGGGTGAATTCTATGATATTGGCTGCTGCTGTTGTGCCTCCGAGAAATATTTCAAATCAAATGGGTGTTGGTATAATTAATCGCGTCCATACTGCGAAACCTGGATGTGGCGCTTGTGGAAAATAAAACTTTTGTTTTGTTTTGTTTTTTTTTTATATTATGTAATTGTATATAAAGATATGCCAATTCGTGCGACTCCTGTTATGCGTGCTAATCATTTATCCACAATGGGTCCTCCTATCCAATCAGAGGGAACTGGGATTTATAATAATTGTTCTAACACTTTATGTTATACCTATAACCATAGTTATATTTATAAACCGCACACAGCTTATGGTCGCGTAGGAACAAGTGCTGCTGGTTATTTAGCTAGTAGAAAAAGATTATAGTAAAACGGTTACAGTAAAACGGTTACAAAAAAATTGAAATGTTTTATTCCAAGAAAAATATTTCAATAAAAACAATAATATGGAGATTCAACCTACTCGTTATTCTCAGAATAGGGAAGAGCTTTTGGCTTATCAAAAACAAAAATATAAAGAAAACAGAGAAGTTAAAATTGCGTATCAGATTGAGTATAATAGAATAAAAAAGGATGATTTACAGGAATACAATTCGAAATATTACGAACAAAATAAAGAACAATTATTAGCGAAAGCTAAGACAATTGTGGTATGTAGTTGCGGAAGAGAAATTAGCAAGGGTAACTTGACTAGTCATTTGAATACTAAACTGCATTTTAAATTTTTAGAGTTAGAAAATAGAAAAACAATACAAGGGTAGATTATTCGTATAATTTAAAAAATAAAATTAATATTATATATTATGTCGAGAGGCAAGTATACATACGGTTATCCTGAGATTTTTTACTTTCGACAAGGCACACAATTACTTATGGGAAATTTTTGTTCTATTGGGGGTAATGTTAAAATATATTTAGGCGGAAATCATAGAGCAGATCGAGTAACCACATTTCCCTTCGGACACATTAATAAAGATATATTTAATAATGGTAATGCAGAAGGACATCCAGCAACAAAAGGTGATGTTATTATCGGTAATGATGTATGGGTCGCATCACATACAACCATCATGTCTGGTGTAACTATAGGTGATGGCGCAGTTATTGCTAGTAATAGTCATGTTGTTAAAAATGTAGAACCATATAGTTTAGTAGGTGGTAACCCAGCAAAATTTATTAAATATCGATTTACTGAAGAACAAATAAAGAAATTATTAGAAATAAAATGGTGGGATTGGACTGATGAAAAAATAAATGTATTTGCGCCTCTATTATGTGATCAAGATATAGATAAATTTATAAATTTGGCGCAAGAGAGCTTGAGCTTATCATTAGAAGAAATTGTTGCTGAAATCCAAAAAGAAGAGGCGAATTCTCATGTATCTCCTGTCTCACCAGTTGAACCAGTCTCTCCTGTTGGACCAGTTGAACCAGTTGAACCAGTCTCACCAGTTGAACCAGTCTCTCCTGTTGGACCAGTCTCACCGGTTGAACCAGTCTCACCTGTTGAACCAGTCTCTCCTGTTGAACCAGTCTCACCAGTTGAACCAGTCTCTCCTGTTGGACCAGTCTCACCAGTTGAACCAGTGTCACCAATATAAAGGTGTAAAAAAATATTATTATTTTACACTTTTTTTATTACAGACAAAACAAAAGACAAAACATAACCAAAACAAAACATAACCAAAACAAAACATATATCTATCTATCTAAACTACTACATCTCTATTTCTATCAATAGACCACGTGACTTCGACTTCTTCTTCTTCCACCAAATATTTGGTTTGAAAATCTTGTTGGGTTTTCACGCAATTGAACTTGAGAACTTTGGTTGGTTCGCGGCACAGAGCGCATGTTGGCATTTTTGTTCTATGGGCTTTGACACTATCGAATGAGTGTGACAAACACGTGCTACAGAATTTATGTCCACAATTTGTTGTGATGATACTTTCTTTTGCGACATTTTCGTCATAACATATAGGGCATTCTACTGCTACTACTGCTTCTTCTTCTTCAAGCACAATAAGTTGAGTGCTAATCTCAAATTTGCGAGGCGAATGAGGAGGAGGAGGAGGAGGAGGAGGGCCTAGACCTAGACCTGCTACTAGCCCTGCTGCTAACTGTAATTGGGCTTGTCTGGCTTCATGCTGCTGTTGCTGTTGGTCTATGATGATTCTTTCATGAGGTCTGCGTAATGCTTCATCTGACAGTCGTTGTTCTTCGATTCTTTCAAAACTTGCTTCTTGGCGCATAGTATCTTGGTTAACTACAATTAGAGCCAATTCATCTTGTGCGTTTATAAGAATTTCTTGTAAATCGAGGCGACGTTGTTCCGCTCTTCGCAATCTCGTATGAATTACGCTCCGACGTCTTCGTGACGCTAAAATTTCCGCAAATGGGTAAACTAATCCTTCCTCGATTAACCTGTTGATTAGGAGAATAACTTGCTCTTCTGCGCCAGGGATGCTTTCGAGTGCTTGTCTTGCCGCGTCTATATCACTCTGCTGCTCTTTGGGTCTGTCTGTGTAATAAAATTTGGTTAACCGGATAATGAGATAAGCTGATAGAGTTCTATCGGATGTTGCGGCAATTGCCTCGCGGTCCATCGGAATTGCGTTTTGATATCCCAAAATGCGTAATTGAGGGTTCGTTGCGTTCTTTATCCAAGCCTTGATTATTTGTGGACTATTGTAACCGACACAATAGTTGGCGAGATTTTCTGTATCCAGACATAATTTTTCGGCTAATGGACCATGACAATTATTGATTTTATGGCCGGGGTTGCGGCAATGGGCGCAGAGGCGCGGTAATGATGCTGCTAAAGGCATGGTTAGGTTAGGTTAGGTTAGGTTAAGATGATAGGGCTGAATCTGTTTCAATTTTTTTGAGGTGGGGGGAAATGATGGTTACTAATTTTTTTATGATTGGACTGCTGCTGCTGCTGCTGCTGCTGCTGCTGCTACTAAGATTTTTTTAGTTGTCTTGTTTTACACCTTTTATAAAAAAATTGAAATGTTTTTTGTTGTTAAAATATAAGATAACCAATTGTTCGAACAACAAGATAAATCTTTAAAAATGGAAGCAGCAACACCATCGGTAGAGTATGAAGGGTATGAAGGATATGTAGTGTCGGATTATGTCACATATAATATTAGTTTATTCATTCCTAGGGTATTTTCCAACATCACAGAGGTAAGAATTATGGATATATTTTATGAAAATAATATAGGCGAGGTCAATCATGTCGATTTGGTCGGAAAGCTAGATGCTTCCGGTAGGCCGTATAATTGCGCCTACGTCCATTTTGACTGCTGGTATGATAACCCGACAGCGTTTCACTTTTACAAACGGGTTGTTGACCCGCATAGTCAAGCCAAGATTGTTTACGACGATCCGTGGTTTTGGATCGTGTTGAAGAACTCTGGTGAGAAACGGTTAGCAGGAGCACCGAAAATCGTAGTAGATTTGTCTACTAATGCAGCAGCTGATGCTATCTCAGCAAAGAGAGATGAACTCTACCAGGAGGAGCACTATGGTGTGGGTTATGTTAGCAGTGGGGTTAGCAGTGGCAAAAAACTCCTGACGTTTCTTAAACAGACGACGACGACTTGTGATGAGACCAGTGATGAGGCAAGTGGTAAGCTCGATTTAGTCAGCTGCGAATATGTGTCGCAAATTGAAGATGTTGCCGCGAAACTGTTTGAAGAAAATAACCGGCTTCGCAAAGATCTCAAATTGAGTGAGCTTATGGGATACCAACGAATAGAAATCATAGAGACACTGGAATTACAAGTCCATGAGTTATCTATAGAGTTGAATAACGCTCAATATGCTTACATGACACTTTTGGATACTAAGGAAACAGCAGAAACAGGACAATACGTTGTGGTAAATAATGGTCCGTTTTACTTTCAAACTGGTAATGGTAATGGTAATGATGATGAGCCGTTGACTATGGCTGATTTGGATACTAGAGCTTGCTGCTAAGAGTTGTTTTGTTTGTTTGTTTTGTTTTGTTTTGTTTTGTTTTGTTTTGTTTTGTTTTGTTTTGTTTTGTTTTGTTTTGTTTTGTTTTGTTTTGTTTTGTTTTGTTTTGTTTTGTTTTGTTTTGTTTTGTTTTGTTTTGT